TATTCGCGAACGAAATGCCGACATGGCACAAGTGCTCAAGTGACCGTTGGGAGGTTTATGAAATTCTCGACGAGGACGGGAATTACAAACAGAGATTTCATATGTTTGACAATGATTCGGATTAGCAATTGCTACTGAAAGTTTACCGAGGGTAAATCCATCCATTTTATGAAAGATCTTAAATTTCGAGAAATCGTTCAAATTTCCTGGTGGTGGTACAGGAATTATCGGGAATAATCGGGAATTTGGTGAATCTCGGTGGATGATCGGGAATCATCGGTTTAGCCGAGGGTAAACTGTTATAAACTGATCTCAATTCTTAAGAATCAGCATATGTGAAATGGTTGATATGTTTCACTATCAGATATGATCTATTCTCATTTGGACCGCCAGTGGATCCGGTGGATTCTAAGACTCGACGAGCCACTTGAACCTGAAGATATGGGATCCAAGAATAGGCGAGGACCCGCTCTGGATCGGCTACCGTTTCGGAACCTATTGGGGCCATCTTGGTTTTATTGAACTTGGATAAATCCCAGTTAAATGAAAAGTTTTGCTCGGGAGTTGCGCCTTGAACAGGGTTGTTATCGACCGCTTCCGAGCCTGTAACGAGGTTCTCGTCTTGGTGACCCTTTACGCGAATCTTTTTGATTATCTGTAAATTGGTCTTTGCCCGTTGCCTGTAAGTCAGGAACTCGGGGGCAATTGAGTTGTTAAACATCTCGCGATTGACCAGAGAGGTCATAGCTAATGCGTAATCACCTTTTGTACGAAAAGAGGGTTGTGACCATCCTGATTCAGGATTGATTAGCTGGTGATCCATATCTTCGCGAAGATCTTCCTTGAGCCAGCCTTGAACGATAGTGATATCGTACCGTTGGATATGCGGATCGGCTCCATTGGCTGCCATGAAGACGACTCGCCTCAAGAAGTCAAAATTGAGCTTCAATTTCATATTGAGATATTTAGGGGTGATCTCGGTTCCGATGATCTGTCCATTCTGGACTCCTGTGGTAAATGGGTCCATCCACATCGATGGGACTATTGTGAGCACATTTGAGGGCCCGTTGGTTGGGCCCGGGACGATCGGGGCTACGTCTGGACCATTCTGGTACATCGTAGCACCTTGAAAGAATGGAGGGATGCTCGTCGAGACCCTATCCTTTAATTCTACTTTCTTCTGGCGTTCCCGGGTGACAGCCTTCTTAGCAACTGCGACAACTTTCTTTGCTGGTGCTTTCTTGCGATACTGTCTCTTTGGGGGCATTTTTGAAGCGATGCTTAGGGTTACAAATGCCCGCAATCCTTCACTGGCGTGAAGGATCTCGACTTCCCGACGTTTCCTATTTGATACCGCAACATAACAGAGACACTGTCAATGTAACGGCCATTCAGACACGTATCCCCGTCCAAGTATAGCAAGCACTGGCGTGCTTGGACGCGGATACCTCATTTGATACCGCAACTTGACAGAGAATTCTGTTAAGTTGTCTTCGTGCTCAATGAGGTTTGGGTTGATCGATAATATTAAAGGTACTTAAAGATTATCTAAGGCACTACTATCAGAACGATAGATGTCTCAAATAGTTCCAGTAGTGCCAGAGGTTTTGGGGGAGGGTAATACTAAAACTCCCCCAAAGAAACAAGTTTCTCCTTGTAAAAACTGGTGTTTTACCCTCTTTAACATCTCCGAAATGGATCTTATCCAAGTCGTTGACGATGTACGAACTATAGATAGTTCCAAGATTCTCATTGGGGGCATTGAGATCTGTCCCGAGTCCGGGAAACTTCATCGTCATGGTGTGTTAGTTTTTGAGGTTAAAAAAAGACCTGTCGGTATCTTCAAGGATCGATCGATCCATTGGGAGAAGATGAAAGGCAAGCTACCACTTGCTCTTAAATATTGTATTAAGGACGGTGATCCGTCTTTTGTTTGTGACTTTGAGATGCCCCGCTCGGTAAAACCCGTCAATGTGTTGCGGGATGACCAACTTAATGCGTGGGAGTTAAAAGTCAACGGGATCCTTGATGGACCCGTATCAGATCGTTCGATCTATTGGTTTTTCAGCAAAGAGGGTAACGTCGGGAAGACTACTTTTGCTAAATATTTGTATAAAAAACACGAGGGAAACATCGTGATTATAGGGGGCAAAGCGACTGATTCTAAGAATTGTGTCGCCTCTTTTATGGCCGATAGCGATAATCGTGCCCCTGGTATCGTAATTCTTCCAATTCCGAGAAGTATGGACACAGAGTTCCTTTCTTATGAAGGAATGGAATCTATCAAGGATATGTTCTTTTACTCTGGTAAATACGAGGGAGCGATGGTCTGCGACAATCCTCCTCACTTGATCGTATTCGCGAACGAAATGCCGACATGGCACAAGTGCTCAAGTGACCGTTGGGAGGTTTATGAAATTCTCGACGAGGACGGGAATTACAAACAGAGATTTC